GTCCTCCGCCCCGGTGCGGAAGACCGCCTCGATGTCGCCCCACTCCGGCCGGTGCTTCAACTCCGACAGGTTGAGGATGATGATGCTAGGCTTGGCTTTGGGCATTGGCGTTGCTGTCCTCCAGCGACTTCATCTGCGGGTTCACGCCCCACGTCCGGCCAATCGCTGCGTTGTCCTGATACTGCGTGATCTGGAACTGGTAGTGTTCCATCAGTTTGAAAATCTGCTCGCGCGCCATCGGCTGCTGCATCATGAGCTGCTGGTTCTGCGGCAGTGAAGTCCACTGCTGCAAAAGCTGGATGCGGAGCTGCGGATCACCGGCGGGCGGCAGCGGATTCTTCGGATCAATCACCAAGATGCCGCTGGCGATCTTCTGGATCAGTTCCTCCGTCTCGTGCTCATACGCCGCCTGCTGGTCGCGCACGCCAACGCTCACTAGTCGGGCATCCACCCACGACAGCAGATTGCGCCCCACCTGTCCGAAGTCCACTTCACCGTTGCGGAACAGGCTCACCACCTGCGTGGTCAGTTGAATCTTCTCCTTCGCCAGTTCGAGGTCCGTGGCCGCGGTGTCACAATGGAACACCACATCCAGCCGCCCTTGCAGATCATCCGCATTGATGAGCTGGTTCACCATCTGACCGTTCACACTGCCGATGAAGATGCCGTCATCGCCGATGTCACGTTGCACATTCATCGCCAGCAAGTGCAGCATCTCCTTGTAGAACATCGAAGCGCGGAACATCTTGCGCAGCCTGCGCGTGCGTTTCAGATCAGGATCGCTCTCCGCGCCGCGCTTGTAAAAGCTGTCCACCCGCTTGCGATTCCATTCGAGGAATGACAGCACATGCTGCGAGTGCGGATCAGGCAGCGCGGGGAACAGATTGTTCCCGTGTTGCAGCATCCGCGTGTTGGCGGGAATCAGCGCGCCGGGCTGCAAACCATCGCCGCTCTCCTCCATCGTCTTGAACCGTGGCGGCATCCCGCGTAGTTGTGCGCTGGCACAGAACAAGTCCACCGTCTGCTTCTCCGCCACCTGTTGCGTGATCAGTTCGTCCGGCACGCCGAGACCGTCCACCGCGATGTTGCTCTTGTTCTCGCGCCGCACCAGTCGCAGGTGAATGTCGCCATCCGCATACGGGTCAAACTGCAACGTCGCATAGCCTTCGATCTGTCCGTGGCACACGCACTTGTAAGGCAGCGTCATGCCGTCGCTCACGCCGTAGTTCCAGAGCGTGGCGATCTGATACATGCCCGCATTGCGCAGCGCCGTGCTGGCGAGCTGGTAGTTCACGCCGATGCCGTTGAGCCACTGCCCGGTGTAGTTCGTGATGCCCAGCGCGCGCCAGTCCACCACGAGCCCGGGATTGTTCAGTAGCTTGGTCGTCCATTCCTTGTCCCAGTCCTCCTGCTCCGCGCGGGTCTTCACTTCCGCCTCCGTCAGCCATTCAAACTCCCAGAAGCGCGAGTGCTTGTGATTCTGCATCATGCCGGGAAAGATGCAGTCCACACCCGGCACCAGTGCCCTCGGACGCGCAATCCCCGGCTCCGGGATCGGCGCATAGTATTCCGCCTTGGTGATGCCCTTGCGCCATTGCTTGAGCACCTGCGCGGCCTCGCTCGCGCTCATCGCGGAGTCCTTGCCCTGGATGCGCTGGATCAGTTCGTCCTTGCTCTCCTTGTCATCGCGCGCCACCAGCAACATGCCCTCGATGGCCGCCGCATCATCCTCGGTGAACGGCACATAATTGGTCTGCGCCGCTTCCGCTGCATCCTGAATCGTCGCCTGCACAAGCTGCTGAAACTCCAGCGTCTTCTTGCCCTTCCGCGTGCGCCGTTCCCAGCCTTCCTTCCTCACGCCGCATGTGATCTCCTCCACGGAGTTCCACAGCAGCTCCAGCGCATCCACGCGCTCGCTCTCGGACTGGTCGAGTTCAAAGTCCAGCACATGCCGCCACGCTTGTGACCGGCGCTGCCCGTCGTCATCCATCACATCACGCGGTCGCACGATCTTCTCCCCGCTGAACCATGTCTGGATCGCCAGATCGACTTCCTCGTTGATCACCTCGTCCACAATGCGGCTCTCCGTGTCCACCGCTCCGCGCCACGGGAATGCCTGCTTCTCGTCAAAGCTCAAGTCGCCCTTGGTGCCGTCTTTCGTCTTGTCCGGCCAGTGGCAGGCCCGCGTCTTCTTGGCCCGATCGATCTTCTCAAACAATCGCAGCGTGTGCCAGTCGAGGATGTCATTGCGCAGCCAGATGGGAAGCTGTTTCGCCTCGATGTCGCCCCGTGGGGAAATCTCCGCCGGAGGTGAATAATCACTGTTGTCAAGTTCTTCGACTGCGCCGGATGACGCAGCTTGAGGGATGGTGGTGCTCATGGTGAAATCAAGATTACTGGATGAGTTCCAAGATCAGCCCCATGACCTTTTCACGGGAGTAGAGTTTGGACCTGTCTCCCGGTGTGAGACGTGATTTCACCGGCATCAGTGTCCCGGCATCAAGCAGCTTTCGCAAGCGGTGCTCGGCGTTCCCCGGCACATGAACCTCCAAAGCTGTCCTAACTTCCTTCCATGTCAAGGACACTCTTTTCTCGTAAGTCTCGGCAAACCATGCGGAGACTTCCTGCTCGGGGGTGCGGGTAGGTGTGCTCATGAGTTAATCAAGTGGAGTCTTCAATGCCTTGCCTGCCAGTTTGCGCATGTCGTTCAAATGCCGTTGCATGGCGCTGTATTGCCCCATCGTGCCCTCGCCGTCCGTAGGTCTGATTCCGGCACGCCAGAGTTCATCCATGAGCTGCTGTGCCGCAGTGTCGTCAAGGTGCATCAATGGCAGGGGATTGCACGCCTCGCCGTCCGGCACCCGTTGCAGTGTCATCTGTGTGGCATAGCTCCGTATGATGGAGCCGCTGTAGGGCGTTTGTTCGTTCACAAAGACATGAACCGCATAACTTCGGTCCCATAGCTCCCTGCGGACGTATATCTCTTTGGATGGAAATGCTGTGCTCATGAGTTATCGCAGTTTCTTGTTTCCATGCGCGGGTTTCACTTGTGGAACGGGTGCCGTGCCTTCCACCAGTTCCCTTTGAAAGTAAGCCATGCGGCGCGCATCCACTGGCACCACGGAGACAAGTCTCCATCCTGCTGCGGCTCTCTCTTTCCAGTGATCCGGCATGTCATTATCCGCCATCCATCCGGCCCTGTGATCCCATTCGGCGCATATCTCGTATTTGCTCATAAGTTGGCTGCGTTGGTTAAAAATGACCGCCACCGTGTATCTTCCTGCTGGCGGGCGGCACATGCTTGGGGTTGATCAGTTCGCCCATTGCCATCACATCGCGGCCTTCCTTGCACGCCTCGTCTGCCGCCAGTGTCTTGTCGCGAAACTCGTCATAGGAGAAGTTCTGCATGGCAAAGATGATGCCTTCGCACTCATGCCACACGCGGATGCCGGGACAGTTCAGCGTGTCAACCGGCTGCTTGGGGTTGTAGTCCGTCAGTCCCGCGATGATCGACTTGTCGCCTTCATCCAGTTTGTTACCCGGTGCTGCTTCAAAGGGAATGGAGTTCTCCTGCTCGCTCATCCATTGAAACCAGTCCATCTCACCTGTCGCCATCTGTTCCGCTGTCGCGGCATAACGGGAGTCGGCAATGCACTCGTAAAGATCAATCGGTCTGCCCGTCATCGTCCAGTCCGGGAAGTCACTCCATGTGATCGTCCGTTCCGGTGGCGGGTTCTTCCGGTCCTTGAACCACCATTCACCAATCAGCATCCGCTGCCGCCATATCTCGCGCGTATATTGTGCATAGCCCCATGCCAGTTGTATCTTCTGTGCCGGTCCCTTGTCCCCGTTGCGCTTGCCCGTCTCACTGCTCACCGCCCATTCACCGGGATCACCCACGCCGGGAATCTTCATGCCTGCCTGCGGCCACTGCTGCATATACCAGCGGTTGTTCCGCTCGTCCGTGAGCTGGAAGGCCATGAAATAGGGCCGCTTCTTGTGCGGGTCCACGATCAAGCGCCACGTCCCATGCCGCGGCACCTTCGCCAGATCGTGCACGATGTGCACCTTGTTATCCCATGCGTTCGCAAACTGCACGTTCCAGTTCTTCTGCACATCGCCATAGGCATGGATGCGGATGTATTCATCGCTCCGGCCCGCGCAGTCCTCCACCAGTCCCGGCCAGTTCCCGCCAAAAGGATTCATCCACGTGTGCAGATAGCACACCAGCCGTGTGCTCTTGCGCGGCTGCTTGAAAAGCGGCACTGTCTTGCCCGGCAGCAGCTCAGGATTGCCCTTGGCCAGCATCTGCTGCTTCCAGTCCTCCGGAAGTCCCAGCGCACCGGGCGGCACCACGTGCGTGGTCGTCTCCTTGATCGTCGTCGCACCGTCCAGAAACTCCGCCACGGTGGGCGAATATCCTTCCTTCGGTGTGAACGTGATGATGTGCACCGAATGATAAATCAACCCGCGCAAGGCAGGCGGCAGCGCACGGCCTGACTCCAGAACGCGGATCGCCTGCCGGATGCGTTCCAGAAACACCGGGTTCCGCGTGTCCTGAGCACGGGTCAGCAGACGTTGCCGCACCGTCTCGCAGGTGGACTTTGGCACGAGTTCGTCACTGGTCGCCACCGTGAGTTCTTCACCCTGCTTGGTCGAATCATCCGACTTGTAAAACTGGAAGTCCACCAGTCCTCCACCACGGAACGGACGGTCATGTTCATCAAAGCATTTCCAGTAAAGCAGGAACAGGTTCGGCGGGAAGCCTGTCGCCTCGGTGTAGCTGAAATTGCTCCCGATGGTGCGCCTTCCCTTCCCAGTCTCCATGCCCGTGGAATCCTTGGGCTTCATCTCCGGCGGAATAAATTTGTAAAACCTCCGTTGGTGGATCAGCTTGCTTGTCTTTTCCGTCTCATGCAGTCCCCACACGCGAGAGCGTTCCGTGTAGCAGAAGCTGCTCATCACCCGCTTCACTGCGTTCTCCGTCTTCGCACTTCGGATGCCACCCGTCAGCAACAGCTCCAGCACTACACCTGGATGCTCCAGCCGTTTCCGCGCCATCAGCAGATCACACTCCCGCATCGCCTCCGGTTCCCATCCATAGCGCAAAGGATCACTCGTCCGCAGCCCGATGATCTCCGCCCGGCCCGCCGTCGCCGGTGATCCCACCAACTCTGCGCGATCATC